CTCTCGCACGGGGGCCTCATCACCGGAGGAATCGCGTTTCGCTCTCCAGAGTTAGCGGACGGGTGGGCCATCGTCAGTGCCGGTGGGGACTGGTCGGCCATCTATGCCCAGGCGGCGGCGTGCCCTCTCCCTCGGTGTGAGCAGCTCGTGGCGGACCTGGAGCGGTCGATGGGGGGCTCACCGACCACGGCGCCCGAGGCGTTTGCCGCCCGGTCGCTCCAATGGAACGCGGACGCCGTGCGTCGGCCGCTCTTCCTCGCCCATGGGACGGAGGATACGATCGTCCCGCCCGCGCTGACCCTGGCCCTCGCGGGAGCCCTGGCGGACGCTCAGCAACGCGTGACCGTGGACCTGTACCCAGACGCGGGGCATGAGGTGCTCTGGTCTGCGGCCTGGGCCGATGTCCGGCGCTGGCTAGAGGCGCGCGTGTCGCCATGACGGTGGCGGTGAGAGCCACAGGAGGTCTGGCCATGATCGAAGTCCGCGTGTACGGTTTCCCCATCGCGCAAGGGCGCCCGCGCGCTGTGCGTGTCGGGGGCGGGATCAGGGTGTATGACCCTGCCACATCACGCGATTGGAAGCGCACCGTCCAGGGGCAACTGCTGGCCGTGAAACCTCCCGTGCTGCTCGCGGGTCCGCTCCGTGTGTCCCTGTACTTTTTCTTGCCCCGCCCGAAATCCGCGCCGAAGCGGGTGATTTATGTCACCACCCGCCCGGACGTGGAGAACCTGGCCAAAGCCTGTCTTGATGCCATGACGGGCCTGATCTACGTGGATGACCGTCAGATCGTGGATCTGCATGTCACGAAAGAGTATTCCCCCGAGCCCGGCGTCCTCATCTGCGTCGAGGAAGTGTCGCCATGACTCTGGTGTGTCACGGCACATACCGCCACGTCCCGACGGTGTTCCCGTTCTCGTCGCCGATGCGCCCCCGGTCAGGCTGCGTCGAGGTCTGCCGGTCGGTCAGCGTGGTCGCCACGTCGATCAGCGCGCGCCGCACGTCCCCGAGGGTTTGCATGGCGTCGTTGCCAAGTTCAATCGTCAGCGAAAAGATTCCCATTTTCATCCCTCACGCTCCTTTCGACGTGTAGGACATGCCGTCCCATGCCCATAGCTGGCCATGACCTCATCCGTTGGGGCTCCCTCTCTGGCGTCCGCCGGCGTGACGGTCAGCAGACCAGGGACTTGCCGCCCGCAGACCGCGCACGCCCGCCAGGCTTGATATCCGCCCGCCCACGCCCCCACCGTGATCGTCTCCATCACGCCCCTCTCTTCTTGACGGGAATGCCGAGGGCCTGCGCCGCCCGGATCAGGCCCGGCCTGAGGCGCTCGACATGATACGTCCCGCCGGCCTCGGCGAGCTCGGAGGTCCACGCGAGCCGCCCCTCGATCGTGATGTGCCCGCCCGAGGCGAGCAGGTCTCGGAGCAGCCGCACGTCCGCGCGGATTCTCTCCCGCGCCTCGTTCTTCGGGTCGTCGGCGAGCAGCAGTGCGTAGAGGCTCATGTGCTCTCCCTTCTTCTTCTCTTGGGTTCGGGTTTGCGTTGCGTCCACATCTTCTCTAAGGAGCACATTCCATGCCAACGCCAAGTCCTTGATTTCGTTGCTGTGGACTTCCCGCACTGTGTACGGCGGTACCACTTGTAGGAAGATGAGTTCCACTTTTAGGAAGCGGCGTTCCTCTCTCTCACGAGGGCGCTCCGTCTGAAAAGAGCGGGGAATTTATGTAAGGGGCGAGGGGCACACGGGGGGTGGCCAGGATATGGTCGTCGCAGAGATCGTTGATCCTGGAGGCCATCTCGAGCCTTCGCTGGCGAAGTTTCCCGGCTTCCCGGACTCGCACACCCACAGTAGGGAGTGACGCGTTTTGGCGGGAACCTCTTCTTTCCGGAACTTGTGATTGTAAGCACAAGCCCAGGGCTGGGAGCCTGGCACCGCGTTGGGGCGGGTAGCCGCGCCCAGCCCCAACGCTGAAACAAGCGCTGAAACAGATGGCGTAACCATGCGGATTCATTGCCAATGTCCGATAATGAGTACTTATGTAAGGGAGGTAAGTGGGAGCTATTCGAGGATGGTTCTGTCTGGGCAGGCGTCATGTCGGCCTGGAGACCCCCCCCCGCCCAGACCCCGAGGCCCCCCCACCTGGCGCGCTAGATCAGTCTCCCGATTTTTCCTTGCCTAAAAGAGAGTGAACGTTTCTTTCCCAGGGGGACCGCGCGCCCGTCAATTTCTCCGTCGCCAGAGATCCAGGAAGAGGACCATCCACCGGACGACGGTCATGAAGGAGGGCCGGGGAGACCACACGCGCCGAACCTCGTGGGGGAGAGTCCAGATGTCCTGATCCGTGAACTCGGGCTCGTCGTCGGCGTCCATACTCGTAGCAGAAACCCTCGTGGGGGCGCCTGTCAAGAAGAAAAAAGTTGACACGTCCGTGATCGTGTCCTCAGACTTGACGGCAATGAGACGGAGTCGGCCTGATTTGGCGCGTGGGCGCGCCTTGGCGGGCGAGGGCACGGGTCCGACGACGACGCTCTCCCCCGCCCTACTGGAGTACAAGCACACCCCGGGGCGCCCGGCGTACAGCGACGCCGTGCGGGTGCAGTTCCTCGAGGCCTATTGTCAGTACCAGACGGTGAGCCACGCCGCCCAGGCGGTCGGGGTGGGGCACCGCACGGTGCGGCACTGGATCGAGGACGACGCCGACTTTCGGGACGCCCTCCGGGACGCGCGGCAGATGTTCACGGACGAGGTGAAGTACCACATGGTGCAGCGGCTCCGGGCGAATCAGGACTCGAACCCGGTGCCGACGTTTTTTTGGTTGCAGCATCAAGATCGCGAGTTCATGCCGAAGGCGCGGCCGCAGGTGAGCATCACGGTGACGGACCAACGGTTCCAGAAAATCGTCCACGTCATCGCGGAGGCCCCGGCGGCGGATGCCCGCGCTCGATCTCTCCCAGCTCTCGACCCCCACCCCGACGCAGCAGAAGTTCTTTGACGCGATCCGGGACGCGCCCGAGATGGGCCTGGTGGCCTATATCGGGAGCCTCGGGAGCGGCAAAACCTGGGGGTTGTGCCAAGCGGCCATTGGGCTCTCCCTGACCTATCCCGGCATTCGCATCCTCCTCGGTCGCTATCATTCCACGGATCTGCGGGACACGACGCAGACGGAGTTTTTCAAGTGTGTGGCCGAGATTGAAGACGCCCTGCCGAAAGACGCCGAGGGGCGCGCGCCGTCCTTGGGGGACTGGCAGAAGGAACCGAATAATTTTGCCTGGGCGAACGGCGCGCTCACGATGTTCCGCTCGCTCGACCAGGCGGAGGTGAAGTACAAGTCTCTGGAGATCGCGTGTTTCGGGATTGACGAAGCCTCCGAACTCTCCGAGGCGAGCGGCGTGATGATGCTGATGGCGCGGCGCCGCCAAGCGGGGATGCCTCATGTGGGCTTTCTCGTCTCGAACCCCACGGGGCAGGACCATTGGCTGTACGACTGGTTTGTGGCCCGCCCGAAGACGGGCTTTGTCCACTTCCGCACGAACACGCTGGAAAACCTTGCCCACTTGCCGACGAACTACGTGGAATCCCTGCGGGAGAGTTACCCCGAGGACTGGATTCGGCGCTACCTGGAAGGCGAGTGGGGGTATCTCGCCAAGGGCCGGCCGGTCTTCCCCGGGTTCGTCTCGAAGGCGCAGATCCGGGAGGTCGGCTGGACGAAATACCGGCCTGTGCATGTCGGCATTGACTGGGGGTATCGCGCCCCGGGGGTCGTGTGGACGCAACTCGACAAAGAGGACCGTCTCCGCGTGCTCCGCTCCTGGGTCCCGAGAGAAATCCGGGCCGACCATCTCGCCGAAGGGCTCATCGAGCGGAATGGCCGATGGTTCCCCGGCGGCGATTTCTGTTACTACGCGGGGCATGATGGCGTGCAAAAGCGAGACACCTCCGGGAAGAGCGCGAAAGACGTGTTTGAGGCGTATGGCCTGTTCCCGCGCCTCCGGTACACTCACGTGGAACGCGGCCTGACGATCCTCCGGCGGCTCTGCGATCTCCGTGAGGATGGCGAGCCGGGGATGCTCCTGGACCCCGCGAATGCCCGGCTGATCGAAGGGTTTCAAGGGGGCTATCAATACCCGGCGGAGCGCCCCGGGTATCGCGGGAAAGACGAACCACAGAAAGACGGGCTGTTCGATCCGCTGATGGACGCCCTCCGGTATGTCGTGATCCATCTCTTCACCCCGGCGGGCACCCCTCCCACGACGGGCCGGATTGCCGCCTTTGGGCGGCGGTCCCGCCGAGCAAAGGAGTCCTTCTAATGCCCAGTCCCTTCCAGATCCCCCCCGGAGGCGCCCCGCTCCTGGCGCAAGCCCGCGGGCAGTATCCAGGCTACACGATGCAGGCGTATCGGCAGAATCCCTCGGCCTATCCCGACACGCAGGCGCAGATGCAGCAAGGCGCGGAAAACCTGGCAATGCGCCGGGCGCAGTTTCAGGCCGATCCCTACGGCACGTTTCAATCCCGTCAGGCGGGCCGGCAAACCTACATGGCCAATCCGACGGCGTACCCCGAGACCTATAACCTGCTGAACCCCATGCTCCAGCAACTCTATAACCAAGCCCTGACCCGCCAGATGTATCTCCAGAACCCGTCGATGTATCCGGAGACCATGCAAGGGCTCGGGCAACTGGGCCTGCAAGCCCCCGGGCCGGGCAACCTCTGGAACGCCTGGGCGAATCCGACCGGGACGCAGCTCCAATCCGTGGCGCTGGGGTCCGCGACGACCCGCGCGGGCCGACGCGCGCCCGCCCCCACCACGCCCCATGAGCCGGGGACGTTTGACTAAGAGGGGATGACCATGCCATTTCCATGGCCGACGAAACGGATGGCGACCACGCCCGGCGCCCCGCCGCCTCCTCCCGACACCTGGATGGGGGCCGTGGACCCGATGACCCTCGCGGATCTCATGGCGCTCCTCGCCACGGTCCCGCAATGGCCGGGGGCCATGTGGACCCCGACTGACGGAGGCCAGAGTTCCCCCTTTACTGGCACTCCGCCTCCCCCACCGCCCCCGGGCACACCCCCGCCCCCCGTGCCTGGGACGGGGGCGCCGCCGCCGACGAGTCCCTTCCTGATGCCCTGGGAAGCGTGGCGCGTCGGGACTCCCCCGTACACCTATTCGCCGGCGCCGGTGAACCAGCAGCTCGTGTGATGGCGACAAAGTCGGCCCCCCGCGCGCTCCTCTCTGCGGACGACCGGGCGGCACTCGGCCAGGCGATCAAGGATGCCTGGGACGATGACCAGCTCGACCGGCATGACTGGCTCCTCGATTTGCCCCGCTGGATGCGGGCGTATCAGGGGCGCGTGGAGGCGAAGAACGTGCCCTGGGAGGGGGCGTCGAACCTGAATGTGCCCGTGACCCCGACGGTCATCGACGCCATGCACCCGCGGCTCATGGCGGGCCTCTTGAATCCCGAGCCCGTCGTGGGGCTGAAACCCCGGGAGCCGTCCGACCGGGAGCTGGCGGAGCGCACGGAACGCTTCCTGGACTGGGCGGTGCGCGAAGAGATTGATGTGTTCCTGCCGCTCGACCGGACGCTGCTCTCCATGCTGATCCAGGGCGTCGCCGTGTGCAAGGCGTCCTGGGATCTCCGCACGCGCTCCCTGCGCGATACCCATGACTTCCCGCTGACCACCTCCGTGGAGCAGGCGATTGCCGCGATCTATCAGACCGAACTGGCGTATCTCGAAGCCGTCACCCGCGTCACGGACGCCCACGAGGACCAGTGGGAGGCCGTCATCAAGGGGCGCAAAGTCGAGGTCGAGGTGGAAAGCACCCCGACGCATCTTCGCGTGCATACCGAACGCGAGGAGGTGCTCCGCGATGCCCCGAAGGTGGAATGGTGTGCCATCGAAGACCTGGGCATCCCCTCCGATGCGCCCACCGATTTGAACGAGGCCCACCACGTGATTCATCGTTACTACCTGAGTCTCGATCAAATCCGCCGAAAAGTCCGC